ATGGCACTGGTAAGTCTGAAAGACATCAAGCAGGCAATTGCAGTAATGCGGGAGATTCTCGAAAAGCTGGATGAAATCTATCACGCTCTGCACGACAAAAGCTAAGAAAGGAGAACAGCCATGATGAAAGCATGGAATGTACGTGACCAGACCAAAGAAGTTCTTGAAGAGCTTTTAAGACGTAAATACAAGGAGATAGACGGCAACTACAAAGTGCTGAAAAAAATCTCAAACATCAACGATGCAAAGAAGCTATTAGACGAAATCTGGCAGATGAAAAGCTTTGCAAACGCAATCGAAATGGAACTTACAAGGAGGGAATATAACGATGGCACGACATCGTAAAAGGATGAACGGCGCAAAAGACCGTCATGTATTCAACGTAACCGCACGCAAAACCAAAGCTATTAACCTCAGTCCGAAGCCCATGCGCGGTGGCATCCGGCTGTAAGAGAAAAGGAGAAAAACAATGGAACACAACTACTACGGCATCTGGGATAGCGTGGCAAAATGCTATGCATGGGTAGGTGAGAGCAAAAACAACGCAACCTTTGCACGTATGTGTAACGTAATGGCAAAGGACGAAAAAACCTTCATCGGACAGAGCCAGCAGGATTACACCGGCTTTAAGCTGGCAGTCTTTGAAGATGAAAACGGCACGTTCACAAACGACACAGAAAAAGTGTGGGAGGGCAAACCGAATGAATAAACGATACGAGGAAGGGCGAGAGCCCTTCTTTTCGAATCCGGGTGAAAACGAACGGAAGCAATACGTCTGGGCAAAAGACGAAAACGGCAAAGAGTACCTTCAGGAGACAGCACCTATCGACATTCAAGCCGAAATCGAAAGCTATGCAGACGAATGCGATATCAAAAGCATCGTAAGAAAAGCAAGTTTCGACCCGGAATTTCTGGAGAGCCTGTCACAAGGCGTATTAACCACAGAGGAAACGCCTATCACGGACATCACGGAATTTCCGCAGAATATCCACGAATATCACCGGATGATGGCAACGGCACAAGTAAACGCCATGGAGCTAGCAAAGCTGCAAGAGATGGCAAAAGCAGAGCCTAAGCAAAAAACCGAAGCAAAGGAGGAAGAACAGTGAACAGAAACAATGAAAGACACTTTGTAAACGTGCCACAAATGCATACCAGCAGAACGCGTTTTAACCGTGACCAAACGATTTTAACCACGTTCGACAGCGGCAAGCTAATCCCGTTTTTTGTGGATGAAGTCTTGCCGGGCGACACTTTCCAAATCGACACAAGTGCGATCATCCGAATGACAACGCCAAAATATCCAGTCATGGATGATTGTTTCATCGACTTCTACTATTTCTACTGTCCAAACAGAATCCTGTGGGATGATTTCAAATATTTCATGGGAGAAGTAGAGGAAAAACCATGGGCACCAACCCAAAACTACAGAGTGCCAGAACTGGCATGTATGGGAACTGAACAAAACCCAGTACCATACGAAGAAAGCATTCTAGACTATATGGGAGTACCAACAAAAATCAAAAAAACGTTTAGAATAAACGCACTGCCGGTGCGAGCCTATGTAAAAATCTGGAATGAATACTTCAGAGATGAAAACGTAGACAACCAAGCAGTGCTAGTAACAGAAGGGAAAGACGAAGCATACCAAGACAAAGAAGATGAATCGCTAGACGAAATTCTTAAAAAAGCATACACCGGTGGACGATGCCTACCGGTAAACAAGTTCCATGACTACTTCTCAAGCTGCCAGCCGTATGCGCAGAGAGGACCAGAAGTTACATTACCGTTAGGCGGTAACGCACCGGTTGGAATGTATAAAGACACAGCGCTAACACAGTTTGGAACAGTAGGTGGAAACAACCAAATCTACTTGAACCATACGCTAAGCGGAAGCGCACTTGCACCAAATATCGGTAACAGTCAAAACGAAACCTACAAAGGATATGGGCTAGTAACAGGTAGTTCAGACCCAACAGAACAAGTAAACGACACGGCCTATTTAGGTGCAGACCTTAGCAAAATAACAGCAGCAACTATCAACGACTTGCGAAATGCTGTTGCAGTGCAACAGTATTATGAAGCACTGGCGCGTGGTGGCAGCAGGTATCGCGAACAGGTACAGGCGCTATGGAACGTCACAATCAGCGACAAAACGGTACAAATTCCCGAATATTTGGGCGGTGGACGCTATCACGTCAACATGAACCAAATCGTTCAGACCAGCGGACAGCAGAGCAACACAGATACACCCATCGGCGAAACTGGCGCAATGTCAGTAACGCCGGTAAATGAAAGCAGTTTCACAAAATCGTTCGAAGAGCACGGCTTTGTAATCGGTGTGATGTGTATTCGTCATAACCACAGCTACCAGCAGGGACTTGAACGTTTCTGGAGCAGAAGTGACAGACTCGACTACTATGTACCGCAGTTTGCAAACCTTGGCGAACAGCCCGTAAAGAAAAAGGAAATCATGCTGACCGGTAACGCATCAGACGAAGAAACTTTCGGCTATCAGGAAGCATGGGCAGACTACCGGATGAAACCAAACCGTGTAAGCGGACTTATGAGAAGCAACGCAACTGGGACACTGGACTTCTGGCACTATGCGGACAACTACGACACTGTACCAACACTGTCACAAAGCTGGATGAAGGAAGGAAAGGCCGAAATTGCAAGAACACTAATCGAGCAGAATGAGCCGCAGTTCTTTGGAGCAATCCGAGTGGCAAACAAGACCACACGTTGTATGCCGCTGTACAGTGTACCGGGGCTGTACAAACTGTAAGAAAGGAGGAAGCCCGGGCAAAACCCGGGCTATTTTTAAATGGGAGGCTTATCAACATTCTTAACCGCACTTAACATAGCAGGAAACGTTGCGAACACGGTTGGAACATTTGCAAATGCTGGAAAACAAATCGCGGGAGCATTTGGAGGATGGGGACAGACAGGCAACAGCCAAAGTAGCGGAGGAAGCACACAGCAAGGCGGTGGACACTCTGAAAGCGGAAGTCAATCAGGAACAAACGTGCAGCAAGTTGATGAATGGCTTAAACAGGCATATGCATACCAAGGACAAGAAAGCGCCATGCAGAGCAAATACAACAGCCAAAGTATGCTAAAGCAGATGGGATACAACACCTTGCAAGCAATTATGCAGGGCGTATATAATCACATCGAAAATAACGTAGCCATGAACTACAACAGTGCAGAAGCACAAGCAAACAGAGATTGGCAAGAACATATGTCAAGCACGGCATATCAAAGAGCCGTAGAGGACATGAAAAAAGCAGGGCTTAACCCAATACTTGCCTTTGCAAACGGAGGAGCAAGCACACCAGGAGGAAGCGCAGGGACAATCAGCGGAGCAAGTATGGGGCTGGCGAGTAGCAGCGCACTTGGAGTAAGTCGAAGCGGAGGGTTTGTTCCGAACGCATACGAAAGTTCCAGCTGGTCACAAAGTGACTGGTTTAACGCTGCACAAAGCTGGCAACAGATGCTCAGTACAACACAAATGACACCATACGGACTACAGAAAGCCTTAACCAAAATCGGAAACGACACCGGAGAAGCAATCCGAAAGAGCGTAAATACCAATGCAAACAAAGGAAAAATCCAAGGAAGCGCACACGGAAACAGACAAACCGAAATGAGACAAGACAAAACGGGAAGTTACGGAGAAAAAAGAAAGCCGGGTGATTACTTGAAATGAGTTGTTACAAGCCACTAATACGGCTGTACAACCCGAACGATAAAGACGTTAGCGGGAGGGTGTATTCACTCTCCCGCTATTCTCAGTTAGCGGGAAGACAGCTAAGATATGAAGATTTGATGTTCAGAAAAGATGTCATGTTGATACCATGTGGGCAATGCATCGGATGCAGAATAAGACAGCGCGAGGACTGGACAACACGCATAGAGCTAGAAGCAAGAGATTATCCAAAAGAAGAAGTATGGTTTATTACGCTAACCTACGATGACGACCATGTACCAGGTATGATAGTCAAGACAGGCGAAATCATGCGAAAAGTACAATACGTCTGGAAGCCGGGTGAGAAGCGTCCTGAAAGCGTCCAAACGTTGCTATATGCTGACATTCAAAAGTTCTTAAAACGTCTTAGAAAGGCTTACAGGGGCAAATTACGCTATTTCGTAGCGGGAGAATACGGAGAGCAGACAGCAAGGCCGCATTACCACATGATACTGTACGGATGGCAGCCAACAGACCTAGAGCATCTATACAAGATACAACACAACGGATACTATACAAGTAAATGGTTAGCAAACCTATGGGGCATGGGTCAAATACAAATAGCGCAAGCAGTACCAGAAACATATAGATATGTTGCAGGGTATGTAACCAAAAAAATGTATGAAATAGACGGAAAGAAGGGAAATGAATATTATGAACTAGGGCAGCAAAAACCGTTCGCTTGTATGAGCCTTAAACCGGGTCTAGGGGACAACTATTACCAAGAGCACAAGACAGAGATCTGGAGACAAGGCTACATCCAGTGTACAAACGGAAAACACGCACAAATACCGCGCTATTACGAAAAGATGATGGAAGCTGAAAACCCACAAAGATTGTGGAGAATTAAACAGAACAGACAAGCAGCGGCGATCGCAGAAAAACGACTAAAGTATGAAAACGCAGATTTTGCAGAAGAATGCAAGACAAAAGAAAGAGTTATCAAAAAGCAGCTGAAGAAGAAAGGGACACTTTAACAGTGTCATGGTGTCACCTAGCCCAGTACCTATCAAGTAAGGTACTGGGCTATATTAGATTAAAAGCTCCATGTATCGCTTTATCCAGTCTATCAAATAACTATGCCTTATCGCGCGTGCACGCGCGCACGAAACGCGCACGCGCGCACGCGCGGCCTTTCGGCGCTATAGTTCGCAAGCTCACAAGCGCCGGATATTATATAACTTGTTGTAGTCGTAGTAGTAGAGACAGAGGAAAAGTTGAAAACAGTAAAAATTATACGTTATCACATTATTTTTAAAAAAAATATTAGTTGAAAGTTTTGTTGAAAACTTGTTGAAATGTTGAAAGTTAGTCAAAATGACGAA